GACCACCTAGTAGCTTCAAATCCAAATTCTCCATTAGCACCAGTGCATCGTCTCTGCAACCAACGCAGAGGCAACAAGCCGGTCTAGCACCCCCCTGCCATACTGAGGGGGCGGGGCAAAACATTAGGTTCTGTCTCTCCTGCACCCATCAGCCCAGCCTTTTACACACACCCGCAGTTCAACGACCCGAGGGGTTACACTAGATGTAGTGGTCAAACAACCTACCGACCACAAGATTTAGGAAAGCAAACTATGCCAAACCCACCGAAGCCGATTGAGCAGAAACGGCTAATAGGCAACCCAGGCAAACGAGCTTTGCCAAAGCAAGCCGACACGATTGCGCTACCGGCTGGAAGGGTTGACCCAATCCGACCTCTTGAGTACGCAGGGCAACAGTTGTGGGATTCTGTCTTTTCTAACGGTGAGCTATGGATTAGTTCGCGAACCGACATCCACTTGTTGCAGATGACTGCCGAGCAATTAGACAGACGCGAAACTTTGCGTGATGCACTCGTTGAAGAACCGACCGAGAACGCAGTGCTGATGAGGCTTGGCGAATTGGAAAAGTCAATCGCAAGCAATCTCGGACTGCTTGGCTTTACGCCATCAGATCGAACACGACTAGGACTCGCCGAAGTCAAGGCACAATCTAAGCTAGAGCAGCTAATGGAACGAAAGGCGAATCGTGTCGTGGCCACCTCAATGGTTAACCCCAGTCCCTCAGTTTGATTTAGACAACGGTGACGGCGATACAGTAATTGAGTTTGCCGAAGCGTTTGGGATTATCACTAAGGACTCAGTAGCAGGGCCATCTGGTCAAACGCTGGTAATGCGTGACTGGCAAAAGCAACTAATTCGACACGTCTTCGCCGGCGACGGTAACGGCTATAGGAATCGCGCAAGCCTAATACTTGTCCCGAGGAAGAACGGCAAAAGCGCTCTGGGATCAGTCTTTGCACTTTATTCGCTAATCCTCGGAGCTAAGGGTGCTGAGGTTTACAGCGTGGCCGCAACCAAAGAACAAGCTCGCATCGTTTTCGCAGACGCTAAACGGATGGTTGAAGCCAGTCCAGAACTGAGTGCAATCACTAAGGTTTACCGCGACGCGATTGAGCTGCCTAAGTTTGGTAGTGTTTACCGAGTTCTAGCGGCAGAGGCTTACAGCGCGGAAGGACTGAACCCAAGCGCTACAATCTTTGATGAAGTTCACGCACAACCTAATCGCGAGCTTTGGGATGTTATGTCTTTGGCTATGGGTTCACGCGGCAAGCAATCAACGCTCATCGGCATCACAACCGCAGGGACTCGCGCCGACGCAACCGGCAACGATTCAATTGCTTATCAGCTTTACAATTACGGCAAGAAGATAGCAACGAAAGAGATTGACGACAAGTCGTTCTTTATGGCGTGCTGGGAAGCTCCACCCGAAGCCGACCATCGACGACCTGAGACTTGGGCGCTGGCAAACCCAGGCTACGACGACATCTGCTCAGCCGAGGACTTTGTGTCAGCGGTAAAGCGCACACCAGAAGCCGAGTTCAAAATCAAGCGCACTAACCAGTGGGTCAACGCCAAGAACGCATGGCTACCGACCGGAGCTTGGGAAGGCTTAGAGGAATCGTTCCAGCTATTGCCAACTGACGAATACGTTCTGGGCTTTGACGGATCGTGGAAGAACGACAGCACCGCAGTAATTGCGGTAATAATGCCGCGCACCGAGGGCGATGTCTTTAGGGTTTACCGAGTGGCAAGCTGGGAAAAGGATTTTGTTCTAGACGATGACTCTTGGATTATTGACAAGAACGAAGTAAGCAAAACAATAATTGAATACTTCTTCGCCAACCCAAACTGTCGAGAGATAGTCTGCGACCCTGCAATGTGGCAAGACGAAATGTACCAGTGGGCAGAAGCAGGACTTCAAGTTGTTGAGTACCCGAACACAATAAGCAGAACCGTGCCTGCCACAGCTAAACTTTACGAAGCAATCATGAACGGAAAGATAAGGCACGACGGCGATGCGGCCCTAAGTAGACACCTAGACAACTGCATCCTAAAGGTCGACTCGCAAAGAGGCGCGAGAATAACCAAGGACTACCGCAACCCCAAGCTAAAGATAGACTTAGCAATCGCGCTGCTCATGGCGTACGACAGGGCAAGCGGTAGACTAGAAGAAGTATTAGTGCCTCAAGTATTTGTTTAGGCGGTAGAATTTGGGAATCTTTGACGGGCTATTTAGCAAACGCGCGCTAAGTTATCAGGCAATCTGGGGCGCAGGCTCTGACTTCGATACGGGCGCAAGCCTGTCTGCAACTCAAGTAACTAGCGATTCAGCGTTTCAAGTAAACGCAATCTATGGAGCTATCTCTCTAATTAGCGACAGCATAAGTTCTTTGCCAGTTGACACTTTCATTCGTCGCGATGGATCACGCTTTGCTTTTAGACCTCGACCAGCATGGGTGTCACGACCAGACGTAGACACAACCAAGGAAGCCTTTTGGGGCGCGGTCATTGTTTCGCTATTGCTTGACGGTAACGCGTTCGTTCGCGTCTACTCAAACGACGCTGGTGAAATCGTAAACCTAAATGTTCTCAACCCTCAGAAGGTCACGATAGAGCGCAACGGCTTGGGTAGGGTTATGTTCCAGGTTGAGGGCGAAGCCACCACACTATCAAGCGATGAGGTTATCTTCATACCTGACGTAGTTCGCCCAGGACACATCCGAGGCGTTAGCCGCGTGGAAGCACTAAAGGAAAACTGGGGACTAGCGATTGCCTTGCAGAACTACGCAGCTCGTTTCTTTGGCTCTGGAACTCAGACTTCTGGAATCATTGAAGTTGATGGCAACCTAACCGCTGAGCAAGCCAAGAACCTACAAGAAGGCTTTGACCAAAGGCACAAGGGCTGGGGTCGCGCGCACAAGACCGGCATCATCTCAGGCGGCGCAAAGTATGTTCCTACTTCGGTAGAAAACGACAAGGCGCAGTTCTTGGACTCAAGGCGGATGGCTGTTGAAGATGTAGCCCGCGCGTTCAATGTTCCAAGCAACTTCCTTAATCTGCCAGGTACTAACACCTACGCATCGGTTGAGCAGAACTCGTTGATGTTTGTCAAATACTGTTTGCGGCCCATCGTACAAAAGCTAGAGAGCGCGTTCACACCGTTACTCAGCCGAGTCCCCGGTGGCGAGAATGCTTTTATCAAGTTCAACCTAGACGGCTTACTACGCGCTGACATTAACACCCGAATGAGTGCCTACAGCACAGGATTGCAGTCTGGCTTCTTGACAATCAACGACGTAAGGAAACTAGAGGACTTGCAACCCGTTGACGACCCTAGTGCAAACACAGTTCGTGTCCCACTGGCAAACGTGAACATAGAAGCCGCTGATCTAAACGCAACCGACAAGCGAGTAACAATGGCGCAAAAGCTAGTCAGCTCAGGTTATAACCCTGCTGAAGTTCTAGCATCTCTTGGCTTGCCGGCGATTGCTCACACCGGACTGCCAACGGTACAACTCCAGGGCATCGCACAAGTTGACCCCGAAGATCCGACAAGCGCATACAACGTGGACTAATGAAAGAACAGGTAGACAATGGCACTGATACCCAACAGCTTAGGAATACCAGTAAGCGACTTGAAGCTACAGGTCAAGCAGATACCGACCCCTGCCAAGATTGCGCCCGTGGCTGTGGAGTCTGTGAAGCCCGAACAAGTAGAATTGAAGAAGAAGAAAAAGTGAAAGGCAATACATTGACAAAGATTGAGCAACGCATCAACCCAGCAGAGTTTGAGGTGCGCGAAGAATCAGATGGAATGCACTTTAGCGGTTACGCTGCGCTATTCAACTCACCTTCCGAGCCACTTCCATTCGTTGAGTCAATCGCTTCTGGAGCCTTCAAGCGTTCACTAAAGTCTCGCAACGATGTCAAGTTTCTATGGAATCACGACGCTGGCGAAATCCTTGGTTCTACAAGGGCCAGAACAGTGAACCTAATTGAAGATGACCGAGGGCTAAGAGTCGAGGGTATGCTGCCTAATACCAGCCGAGGCCGGGATGTCGCAGAGCTTCTTAAAAGAGGCGACGTGGATGCTATGTCATTCGGCTTCAGCGTTCCAACGGGCGGCGACACTTGGTCAAGCGACGGATCAGAGCGGACACTAAAGCAAGTAAGACTTCACGAAGTTTCAATTGTGGCTTGGCCTGCATACACCGCAACCGCTGGAACTGTTTCAGTTCGCAAGTTTGAAATAATCGCAGAGCGCGCAGATGTTGATGCCGAGGCTTTGGCAGACGCACTAGTAAAGATTGAAGATGGACTAAACATTACATCTGACGAACAAGAAATGCTTAGCAGAGTAATAAGCACCCTGTCGCCAGCAACCGAAGCAGAGCCAGAGCCAATAGTAGTTGGCGACCTGTCTATGCTTGAACTTAAGAAGAAGAAGCTAGAGCTTCTAATGAAAGGCATCTAATGGCTACCAAAGACCAAATCAAAAAAGTAATCCTAGACTTAGCAGGCAACCCTTCAAGCGGTGCAATAGCTTCACTGGCAGACAAGTGGGCAACCGCTATCGTCGAGCTAGACAAGACCCCTCGTGATGACAACGAGGTGCAGGATGGCGCTCCAACTCCCGCGCTAAAAAAAGAGTCTCGTGTAACCAAGCCGGAAGAACTAAGGTAATTTAACCCCTTTCATTACCTCTCCCGCCAAGCTGCAAGATTCTTCCCCTCTGGTTTTATTCTTTTCCCAGAGGGGTTTCTTGCGTCTAGCAGCGACGACATAAAAGCCTTATGCAACCTTAATGTAAACTAGAAGCATCGTATGCGTGTCAACACCTGCGAGAGCCAGTTGAGCGTCAACGCCACTGCATCCCTATAAAACTAATAAGGAGACTAAATGTCTGAGTTCATCAAATCTCAGCACGAACTCCGCAACACCCTAATTACACAGGTTCGAGAAGTTATTGACTTCGCCGAAGCTGAGGGTCGCGGACTTGACGCTGCTGAAGTATCAAAAATCAACGCAAT